CGCCAAGCAACTGCTGCCCTCGGCCGCGCCCGCCTTCACCGGACCGCGCGGCGGCCTGAAGGACGGCCGAGCCGAGGCCTGCCTGATCGCCTTCTACGGATGCCTGAAGCTGCAACAGGTTCCGACCAAGCCACTATCGCTCGTGGAGTTCCCTGCGTGAGTTCGCCGTTCAAGGTTGTTGCCCAGGCGATGCGTCGCGCGCGGTCGGTTCCGCTTTCCCGCTACATCGCCCAGCGTCAGACGGGCTGGGCCGGTCCGCGTCAGCTTGGCGCGCGCGGCGCGATTATGATCCCCGAGGACACTGAGTTCTCGATGACCGCCGATCACGTGGTCTACGAGGAACGTGAGCCCACCATCACGCCGCTCGGCATCCTGGACCATCGCGGCATGATGCTGCTGCGGGTCACGGTCCCGATCAAGCAACCGATCGGCTTTCACCTGCCGCCCGGTCCGCGTCACGCCGACGAGGTCGAGACGATCCTGCCGGAGGACATGTTGGCGGTCTCCGACATCGGTGTCGGCATCGGCTACCTCACGCCCGACGAGGTGGAAGACGATGACGAAGACGGCGAGGACCCCGACGCGGCGGCCTCGGCCGAAACCATCGAGAAGGTGATTCGAGCCGCCCTGGAAAAGACTGGCGGCGATCCGGCCGCCGCCAAGGCGCTCCTCGCCGATCTCGGCTTCGACGTGGAGTTCGAAATTCGCAGCGCCGGGGCGGACAAGTGACGCCCGCCCAAAAGAAGGAAGCCGAACGTCTCCAAAAGGAGATCAAGACGCTCCAGGATCGAGAAGAACTGACGGCCGATACCTTCAAGTCCTTCCAATCCAGCGTCTTCAGCCTGATCGCCCAAGGAGCGTCAGGAGAACTGATCGAGGAAAACCGCGACAAGGCGACGTTCTACTACGAAGCCTTCCTCGATCTCCACATCCACATTGGCAAGTTGTCACGTCAGCTTTCTGAACTGACCAAGTGAAGACATGGCTCGACTGAGCAACGAACGCAACGAACTCTACGCCCGCCACCGCGCCAAGGGGATGATTCCCTCGAAGGCGGCGCTTGCCGCCGGCTACGCGCCCGGCTCCTCGACGACCCATCTGGAGCAGGACCCGGAGGTCGTCACCCGTATCAGCGAACTGATGGACGAACAGAAGGCGCACCGCGAGGCCCAGCGCGCCGCCGCCATCGAAGCCGCCAAGGTCGTCGGCCAACTCACCGGCGTGACGCGCTCGTGGGTGATCCAGAAGCTGGCCGAGAACGCGCAGATGGCTGCCCAGGACGGCCAGTGGAAGGAGTCCAACGCCGCCCTCGAATTGATCGGCAAGGACTTCGGCATGTTCGCCGGCGGCTCCTCCGATGAAGACCCCGGCGCCGTGCCGGACACCTTCGACATGGACAAGCTCGGCGCGATGCTGGACTCCGCGCACAACGCGCTGCCCAAGCCCGAGCAGACCGACGAGAGCAAGATTTTCGCGCCCGACATGGCGCTGACCTTGATCGAAGGACAGGTCGCCAAGCCGCGTCTGTCCACCGAACGGGAGTTGACCACCGGCTCGGAAACCGACGTCGCCCTCACCGTCTACGGCATGCCCGACGAGGAAGACGACGACGAGGCGGACGACTAAATGGTCTACCTCCACGACGACCGCGCGCGCGCTCGAAGCGCGGTTTCGCGCCTGACCAATCTCGCCACCGAAGCCAAGCGGGCCGCCGAGCGCGGGCTGCTGCTGCCCGATGTGACCGAGGCTGCGATCGTCCAATTGACGCAGACCACCGAGCGCTCGCGTCAGGTCGATGCGCTGTCGATGCTCGCCGACCGGCTGCAAAAGCAGCACCTGGATAAGCTGCTGCCGCTGGCCGCGAACGAGTTCAACGCCTTCTGCGAGTACGTCAATCCCGACGAAGCGCCGGCCTCGGCGTGGCACCTGTGGCTGACCGAGAAGCTGCAACAGATCGAGTTCGATCCCGAGCTTGACCGCTTTATCCTGAACTGCCCGCCGGGTCACGCCAAGCCACTGCACGTCGACACCCCCGTGCTGATGGCGAACGGCACCTGGAAGCGGCTAGGCGATATCGTGGTCGGCGACAAGGTGCTCTCCGACATCGGCTGCGCGCGCGATGTCGAGGCGGTTCATGCCCAAGGCGTGCTGCCGCTCCTGAAGATCACCACCGTCAAGGGCCGCGTCGTCTACTCGGCGCCCGACCACCCTTTCCACGTGATCAAGGGGCAGAACAACTACTCCTGGACGCTCGCCTCGAACCTGCGGCCGGGCGACGAACTGCGCATTACCGGTCGGCCGCACAACATCGACAAGCAGATCGACCGCTCCAACCGCAGCGAGGACGAATTCACGCTGGCGGCCTTCTATGCCGCGTTCGGCGGATACACCCGCAGTCACCGCAAGACCTCGGCCGGCAACCTGACCGGCAACCACAATTTCCAAATGTGGTTCGCCGATCTCGGTCACGCCGACACCATCAAGCCGGTGCTGGATCGCCTCGGCATCCGCTACGCCAGCCGCTGGGTCGAGGCCAACGGCCGGCATCTGCTGCGCCTGCGCTCGAAGGACGCGCGGACCTATCACGACATCCTGTGCCTGGATCAGCGCGCGGCCGAGCGGCGCATCCCGGATTGGGTGTTCAAGGGCTCGGACGCCAAGGTCAAGCACTACCTGTCGACCTTCCTCAAGCTGCGTGGCGACACCCCCAACCACTACACGTCTGCGACCCTGGTCTGCCATCTGCTGAGCGAAGGCTACGTCCGCGATCTCCAGCGACTGTTCGCCCGCTTCGGCGTGGACGCCGAGACCGTCATGCCCACGACGCCCACCGGCATGTTCACGCTGAAGATCGCCGGCGGCGCGATCGAGACCCTGCTGGAGCAGGGGATCAAGTTCATCGGCTGGCCGTATCCGGAGTTCGCCAAGAAGCGGCTGAAGTTCGGCACCGACGTCACCGACGCGGTTGCGACCATCGAGCCGGCGGGCGAAGGCGAGTGCAAGTGCCTGACGGTCAAGTCCTGCCAGACCTTCCTTGCCGACGGCATCGTGGTCCACAACTCCACCTACGCCTCGCGCCTGTTCGTCGCCTGGAGGCTCGGCCGCAACCCCGATCTGAAGATCATTGGCGGCGGCCACTCTCAGCGGTTCGTCGAAAACGAGTTCTCCTCGAAGATCAGGAACCTTGTCGGCTCGCCCGACTACAAGCGCGTGTTCCCCGAAGTCCTGGTCGACTACGCGACCCGAGCCAAGGACCAATGGGCGATCGCCGGCAAGAACGGCTTCTACGCCGCCAAGGGCGTCGGTCAGGCCGTCCACGGTTTCCGCGCCAACTTCGTCTGCGTCGACGACCCCTACGCGAAGATCGAGGAAGCCGAATCCGCCGTCCAGCGGGAGAAGGTCAACACGTGGTTCGTCGGCGACCTCGGGTCCCGGATGCTGCCGTTCGGGAAGATGTTCCTGATCATGACGCGGTTCCACGAGGAAGACCTGACCGGCTACCTCATGGAGATGAACAAGCGCCTGCCGGCCTATGCCCGCTGGCACCAGACCGAAGCGCCGGCGCTGTGCATCGATCCCGAAACCGACGTGCTCGGGCGCAAGCTCGGCGAGGTGCTGTGGGACTACTACGATCTCGCCTACTTCGTCGCCAAGAAGACCGAGTGGAGCTTCCAGCGCTTCAGCTTGGTCTACCAACAGAACGCCGCCGCGACCTCCGAGGACAACGTCTCCGGGCAGTTCAAGTTCTACCACACCCTGCCGCACCTCACCGAGGAAGCGCTGAAGGCCGCGCGCGAAGCCGGACAGATCGACGAAGCCGGCCGCGTGCAGCCCAACCGCCGCGCCTACTTCCGCCGGATCGTGCTGTCGGTCGACTGCGCCGCGAAGGTCAACCAGCGGGCCGACTATACGGTCGTGCAGACGTGGGGCGAGACCCACGACCGCAAGCACTACCTGCTGCGCCAGACCCGCGTGAAGGTCGAGTTCGACAAGATGATCGAGGTCATCGAGAAGCAGGCGATCAAGGACAAGGTCGACACCATCCTGGTGGAAGACAAGGGCCAAGGCACCGCCTACATCCAGAACCGTGGGACCACCAACGCCCACCGTCGGCTCGCGCCCGCACCGATCATCGGCATCGACCCGAAGGGTCAGTCGAAGGAGTTCCGCTTTGACGAAGTGACCCCACTGATCACCGCCGGCGAGGTCTATCTGCCGGAGAAGGCGGAGTGGATCGACGCCCTGATCAAGGAAGTCGGACAGTTCCCCGATGGCGCCCACGACGACCAAGTCGACGCCATGACGCAGTACCTCCAGTGGGCCAAGTCCACCCGCACCCGCTTCGGCACCAAGAAGATCAGTTCGATGGGCTAACGCGAACCGCGTTACGCGGCTGCGTCACCGCGCCCCATACCCTGAGTAAGGGTATTCTATAAGAGATTCGATATGGAAAATTGGGGCGGGCGCCAGCGCTGGCGAGCGAATCGCGTCATGATGCGTTGTCCGGCGAGTGTTGCCAGACGCATCGGCTCAGGCCTTGACTCGACTTGCGAGAGTCAGAGCCTACGAGCAGTGGTAAGGTTAACGGCGGCTGCCACAAGACCTGGAACGTGTCAACCCACTTTCGCATTTTGCACCTCCGGCGCCATTAACCTTAACGCCGGCGACCGCCGTTCGTTAACCTTAATTTGTAGGCTTAACAGCCGCCGCCGGGACCCGCGCGGATTAACCTTGACGGCCGCTCGGGACCCAACCGGATTCATCTTAAGGACCCTCCGGAATTCACCGGGGACCCACTCCGATTTCATGACGGGGTCCCTGCCGAATTCAAATCGGGGACCCAATCGAATTCACCCGCCAAAGGCTCGGGACCCTTCAAAATTCATGAGCCGATCGGCCGGGAAATGAGTCGACCAGACCTCGTCGACCTCGTCTGGCTGATGTGGCTGCTGCTTGCGATCACCGTCCTGGCGCGCACGGCCGCGCGGCTGCGCAACCACCTCAGGCGCCGCAGATACGTCCGCCAGATCACCCAAAAGCGCGCCCAGGAGGCTGAATCGGCCTGCTCAGGCGAGCGCGCGACACCCGAGCGCACACCCGCCCAGCGCCCGCGTCGGCGCGGCTGACCACCCCACCGCAACGCCCGCCTGGACAGCCTCGGCCGCGTCCCCGCCGGCGTGCCTGATCCGCCCGCGCCGTGCCGGCTGATGACTGAGTCACAGTTCAGCGCTAAAGTGACTCCAGAAATTGGGGCATGATTTTCTACATATAAATCAATGGCTTATGCCTGATCCAGGCCCGTCTCGACGGCGCTCGCCTCCCAGGCGCAAATGGCAGCATGGGTAAATTATGCCCATGACCACCCCATATGCGCCTGATTTGGGGCATGATTTTACACGCTCCCGTCCAGGCCGGCGATCGATCTGTGTGGGGTTTGATCCCGCCCAGGCACAAAACCGCATACAGGTCAACCCTTCGCTTGTTGCGAACGATTCTGAGTCAGAGTCTGGCTGTAGAGTGACTCAAGTCATGAAAGACGCGGGGTCTTGTGTGGCGTCGCGGCCACAGGCGCCTCGGGCGCCGGCGCGGATCGTGAGGGGCTGCTGGGTGGCTGGCGGTCTTACCGAGCGGGAAGATTACGGCCTACTTGGGGGAGATCGAGGGGCAATCTTCCCGCTCGGGATGCTTGACCTCCCAGGCGCTCAACCCTGGTCGACGCCCGCCGTTCCCGAGTCGTGGGCTCACTTAGCCGTGACCTCCCCACGAGTCGCAGGATCATTTCGCCCGGCGCGCGATCGCCGAGTCGCCGGAGCATTTCCCCTGGCTGGCGGATGACGAATCGCGGGAGCATTTCGCCCGGCGCGCGTTCAACGAATCGCGGGAGCATTTCGAATCGCCGGAGCCCTGGCGCGATTAAGGTAAACGAGGCCTGTTAACCACGTTTGGTAAGGTTAACCGTTAAGGTTAATGGGCCGTTAACCCTACCCGTTAAGGTTAACGCCCGCCGGCCATACCGTTAAGGTTAATAGTAGGGCCGGGTCCGTTAAGGTTAACGCCACCCGCCCGCACGTTAAGGTTAATGAATACTGGCGCGCGGTCAAGGCCGGATCGCTCCGGCCTCGCCGCGTCTGCTATCGGCGCGCTCGCGCCGCGTTGCAAGCCTCTTGATACTTGGGCCAGTTCCGTAGGACCACGCCCGCCGCCTCGCGGCGTTCGTTTTCCTCCGCCGTGTTCGCCCAAGCGTGGAGGCCTAGAGCCTTGTGCATCTCCCGCAGGTCGCCGTCTCGGCGCCGGTTGATGCCGAGGATTTCCACGGCGCGTTGCATGGTCATGGCCATGACGGACTCCTTTGTTCGACGCTCACCCTAGCGGCAATTCCTTAACAACAGGTAAACGAAAATCGACGCGGCGTTTACACTTTGTTAAGGAATGGGTGCGATGCTGTCGGCTCGCAATGAAGGGAAAGACCCATGCGCCAATATGTGACCGGGGACAACGCGCCCGGCTATCTGCCCGAAGGTGAGCCGCGCGGCCCCTGGAACGGCTGGGAGGACGCCGTGCGCGACCTCGCGAGCCTGATCGAAGAGGACGCCGAAAACCGCCTCGACGACGCCGAAGCCATGTATGAGCCGGGCGACGAACGCGGCGAGGCGCAAAGCTTCATCCGCGCGGAACTCGCGAGCGCCCAAACCTACGGGATCGAAGAGCTTCGCGGCCATGAAGACCCGCGCGGCGCCGACGTCATGTTCATGGGCCGCGCGTTCTACATCCGCCCGGCGGAGGCCGGCGCCGATGATTGAGAAGGCGTTGCACGCTCTGCCGCTCGCCTTCCTCGTGTTCCTGCTGTGGCTGCTCGCATGACCGCGCAAGCCGCCATCTCAGAACGCGGCGCCGCCTGGGTCGCATCGATCGAACGCGGCGTAGGGCAGGCGCTGGAGAAGGCCGCCGCCAAGCGCCCGAGCGTGATCGAGCGCGACGCGGCGCCCTACCTGCGCACGTTCGGCGACCAAGCCCGCAAGTTCGCCGCGCTGGCGCTGGCGTGCGAGGCCGCCGGGCGCCACGCCGAGGCGAAGACCTGGGCGCGCCATGCCGAGCGCGCCGCGACCAACCTAGCCCGGATCGAGTCGGCGGTCGCCTCGACCCTGTTAAGGATCGCTTAACCATGGCGCACGTTGACGTTGCATTAACCTTAACCGCCCGTTAAGGTTAACCGCAGTCCGGCCGGCGTTAACCATGTGCCCGTTTACGTTTTGTTAAGGAATGGGCGCTAAGGTGGCGTCGAATTCGAAACAGGAGCCGCGAGCCATGACCCAAGACAAGCCCAAATTCCGGCCGCAAACCGTATGGGAAACCCGCGCCGCGCAGGTCGATTTGATCGGGCGCAGTGTGGAGGTTCCCGGCGCCCAAGGCTTCGGCACGCCCGGCGGCGGCTTCGGCGACATCATCGCCTTTCGCCGCACGAACCACGGGCCGCAAGTGAAGGTCCGGCGGCTGTACGGCCAAGGCGAGGAAATCCATTTCCTCGACAAGCTCCGCGCGTCGCGCCTTCCTGAGGCGACCGCCGAACAATTCTGAACCGTTTACACTTTGTTAAGGAACTGCCTGTAAGGTGACGCCATGACCCATCCCGCCCAACGCATCGCCGGCTTGTCGGCGCCGCCCTACGCCCGAAAGGAAGCCAAGCCCATGGCGAAGCCCGCCAAACCGATTCAGGTCCCCCGCGCTATGTCCTTCAGCCGGGGCGACGCCGAAACCGCCCTCGTGCTGCTGGAGGAGTCCGACGCGGGCGGGCGGTTCATCGACGCCCTTGACGTGGCGCACGCGCTGGCGATCTGCGCCCGCAACATCAAGCGCGAGTGTGAGGCCGCCTGTAACGGCTTCTCCGATGGTCGCGGCAACTGGTCCGAAGCTCTGGAGCAAGAGAGCGCCAAGCGCGAAGAGCGCGCCAAGGCCCGCGCGCTCGCGCTGCTGGATCAGAATTTCCCCGGCATCAGCCTGAGCATGGGCGGCGATCCGCGCGGCTCTTGCTTCTACATCAAGACCCCGAAGAGCGGGAAGCATAACACTTGGGGCGGCGCCGAGTCCGGCTGGTCGGTCGGCTAGCTGGAGCGAGGCCGGCGGGGCTCAAGCCCCGCCGGCCTTTTCACGTTAGAGTGGCGTTAACCTTAATCGCCCGTTAAGGTTAACAGAACCTTGCCGCAGAAAGTGGCGCCGGCGGGGTTTCTCCGGCGCCGGTCGGTTAAGGTTAACGCCCGGCCGCGATCGGTTAACCATGTTCCGCGCGGCCTGGATTTCGACGGCGCGTTTACGTTTTGTTAAGGAATGGTCGCTAGGGTGGTGGCTCGATCAACCCCGCCCAAGGAGTCCCCTGTGGCCGAGTACCATGACCTAATCGTCAGCGTCCGCGTGTACGACCGCGCCGCGCTGCACGCCGCCGCGCTCAAGCATGCCATGACCGTGGACGGCCTGACCGAGGCCGGCGCCCTGGAACTGCTCGGCACGCCCACGGCGCCCGACGAAGACGGCGAGGACGGAATCGACCTCTCCGCCTGCCTGCAAATGATCTTTGACCCCGGCGTCAGCCCGGACGGCTGCGACATCGAAGAGTCGCGCGTCGAGTACATGCGCGCCGACGAAGACGAAGAGGAAGCCTGACCATGAAATCCGCCTATACCCTGGACCGTGGCGCCATCATCGGCCCGTCTGGCGTGCATCTGGTCTCTCTCGTGCGTGCTCAACATGGCGACGGCGCGGTTTCCGAGACCGAGCTTGATCGCTTCCGCCGCCAGATTCTGGACGCGCTGAACGCTGACCCGAACCGGCCCGATCTCATCCGCTCGCCCGTCGAGGCCGCCCAAGCGGCCCTAGACGGCCATGACGCGGCGCTGCGCCTGGAGCCCGGCAACGGCCCGCGCGTGGCGCTCTTCCACCTCCTGGCCTCGCTGGTCGAATGGGCGGACGCCCAAAGCCCGCGCGTCGATTTCGACGCCGTGCTAGGCGAGGTCCGCGAGCACTTCGCGGGCGAGCGTGACCCGCTGGACGAACCCGCGCAAACGGCGGTGGTCCGCTGCGCCGACCGCATGGGCAACGTCGCCTTTGTCCGCTGGACCGAACGGCGCGGCTGGGCCTGCGTTCTCGCCAACGGGACTCCGGCTTCGATGTTCTACGCGGGCGTTCCGTCCGGCGAGGAAACCGAAACGGTGATCGCCCTTGACCGGGCGAAGACCGTGGCGGACGTGCTGCGCATCATGAAGGCGCGCGCCCGCCAATCCAAGTCCGTTGAACTGGAGGCCTAGGACCATGAACGCCTCTTACGCAACCGTCATCCTGTTTGAGATGACTCACCTTTGGGCGCAGGTTCAGAACCTGCCGGGCTCTGAGGTCGAAGGCTCTTCCGAAAAGGATCGCTTCGACCGCATGGCGCGCGAGTTCCCCGCCATGGCCCAAGCCGCGAAGCTGCTGCAATGCGCCGGCTTCGATTTCGTCAACGGGCTGCAAGGCTTCGACGCCATGTCCGGCGACCCGGAGGCGAACGCTCGCCACCTCGCCAAGCTGATCGGCATGGCGCCGGGCATCGCCTTCCCCAACTTCGGGAAGACCCCCGACCCCGCGTAACGAGGCGCCCGGCTGGAGCGATCCGCCGGGCGTTCTCTGGTCGGCCGGCGTTAACCTTAACGGTTGCGGTCCTGGCGTTTACCATCTGGCGTTTACGTTTTGTTAAGGAATGGCCTCTATGGTAGCAGGATCGAGCAACCCCGGAGGCATCATGCCCACCCCGACCGATAAGCCCCGCGCCCGCTACTACGTCGCCACCTACGGCGACGGCGGGCTTGACGTGCAATTCTACTCTGACCCGCTGGAGTATGGCCGCGCCGTGCAATCCGCGAAGCGCGACCACGACCGGGGCCATAACGACCACGGCGAGGACATGGACTCCTACGTCAACGGAACGGTGGATTGATCATGGAACGCTACACCCTGGCCGACATCAAGGCCGCGAACACTGACGCCGGCCACTACTTTTTCAGCCCCGACACGATGCGCTTTTTCGGCGACCGCATGACTAGCTTTGCGGCCCGGCACATCGGCGGGCGCGTGTTCGTGGAGCGCACGAAGCCGAGCCCCAAAGCGCCGGACCCCGCCATGGCGCGGGCCTGCGTTGGCGAGCTTCGCGAGTTCGACCCCGAAACCGGCCACATCGGCACGAAGCTGCACGGCGAAGCGCTGGCGGAGGTTGAAGCCCTGCGCGACCTCTACGCCCAAGGCTACCGCGCCCACGAAGTGCGCAACGGCTGGACGGTGGTTCGCTCGCGCGACGGCTACGAGTCCGGCAAGATGATCGACGCCCGCCGCGCCTGGGCTGTGGCGCTGAAGGATTACCGGTTCCGCGCCAGCCGCGAGGCCAACCCGGAATCGGAGTACGTCAAGGCCGGCGCCGAGGCTTGCCGGGCGGGCGTTCCGTGGTGGAACAACCCCCACGAGTCGGGCAGTGCGAAGGCCTACGAATGGGACGCCGGCCACACCCGCGAACGGCTGGCGGTGGCGACGTGAACCGCACGGGGCAACGCGCCGAGGGCAAGCGGTTCGAGGTCTACGGCGGTGAGTTCGCCGCCGAGCCTGCCGGCGGGATGCGCGATTTCCTGCGCAGCTATGCCGAGCTTGCGCCCGCCATCGCCTTCGGCGAAGGCTACATGACGCGGAGCGCCGGAGGCTGGATTCACATCTTCGACGCCTTCGAAGGCAAAGAGGTTTGGACCGACGCGCAAGGGACCTATTAACGGCTTGTTAAGGAATGGCCGCTACGGTGGTCAGGTCAAGCAACTGGAGGCCTTCCGGCCATGGAAATCAAAGAACCCCGTTACGTTGCCTTCCCGTTCGGTGCCGGGCTCGCCTACGCCCCGCACGCTGGGCAATTCGTGACGCCGGCGCCGCGTTCCTACAAGACCCCGGCGCACGCCCAACTCGCCAACCCCACGGGCCGGCTCTACGTCTGCGAACTGGACGAAGAAAACGACCGCCTGGACGTGATCGCGCAATATGCGAGCTACCCCGTGACCCTTCAAGAGGTCCGCGCGGCTGGTCGTGGCGCGACCGCCGAGGGCGCGGTGGTCCTTCGCGACATGGGGCCGCGCGAGGTGCATCGCTGGGTGATCCACTACCGCAACGACCAGATGGGCGGCTACTCCGGCGGCAACTATTTCGAGGACTACGCGACCGCCGTCGCCGCCTTCGCCGAGGACGCCGCGCGCGAGCTTCGCCGCATCCATCTCGCCAACCTGCCCGAGCCTGCCGAGGCCTGAGACCCCGCCCGCCGGCGCCCATGCGCCGGCGGGCGATCTCCGGCGGGGCCACGTTAACCTTAACCGATCGACCGCCGGCGTTAAGGTTAACCGCCGGCCGTCCGCCGTTAACCATGTTCGAGAGGCTGGGATTTGGTAACGAATTGTTAAGGAATTGCCGGTAGGGTCTGGAGATCGGCGCGACCTGCGCCCTATCTGGAGCCCTGACAATGTCCGTTGTCCTGACCCTGCGCTATCACGATTCCGAGCCCGGCGGCGGCATCTGCAAAGATGACGCGGACGCCAAGGCCGAAGCCGCCAAGGTGGCGCGCGAGGTGCTGAACGACCTCGCCGACGAAGGCGAACTAGAGGAACAAATCCTCGCCGCCTTGGCCGCTCGCGACCCCGCCGACGCGCCCAACTTGGGCGCCGCCATGACCGTGCAACACGTGCTGAGCGACGAATCGGCGGAGGTCGATACCGACCTTTTGACCGATGACGAAGCCCTGGACATCGCCGCCGAGCTTATGGCGTTCGAATGGGACACCCTGCCCGGCGAGCCCGAGCCGACCGGCCCGACTCCCGTCGTGGTGATCGCGGCGGGCGTGCGGTGCGCGCTGGCGGTAATCGAGGCCTGGGAAGACGGTGACCTAGCCGCCGCCGTCCGCGAACTGGCGGACTGGACTCGCGACGCCCGCAAGGACTTCCCGGACCTCGACTTGGCCGGCGCGCCCGGCTGCGATGACGAAGAGGTTTCGCTTTGCGTCCTGGACATCAAGCCCGGCGACCGCGTCGACCTGAAAGGCGTCTATGACAAGGACTCCGTGGAAGCCAACGCCGCCGAGTTCGAATATGGGCGGGTGATCGGTGGCGAGCGCGAAACCGACGACTGCATGCGCCTCGACTTCGAGAACTTCCCTTCCTTCGGCTTCGAGGCGTGGCGCGACCTGCCCGTGATCAAGGGTTCGGCCGCCGACCGCCTTTTCTACAACGAAGGCGAAGCGTGATGCGCGCGGCAATCGAGGCCACGGCGCACGCCGTGCAAATGTCCCGGCGCCTCAACGTGCGGACTCGGGTGGCGGTAGTCGGGCGGCTCTTCGTCCTGGCGGAGGCTCTGGCCTTCGCCGACCGCCCGCCGCTGGTCATGCTGGCGGAGGCGCTGCGGGACTGTGAGGCGGCGGCGGACAAGAACGGCGACACCCGGCTTGCGCTGATCCTGCGGGACGCGCGCGGCGAGGCGTCGGCGCATGCGGCTTACGCCCTCCAATGGGCCGCGTGAACCTGAGTCACGTTTCCCACCACCGCTGACTCGAAAATCGAGTCACTTTAGCCCCCATCTGTGACTCCGTCATCATCGAGTCACGTTTCCTACCATCACTGACTCGAAAGGAGCTTAACCCATTGGAAATCATGTTGAAGTTGCTGGAGCACGGCAAGCTTGTGTTCGCGGTGTTCCTGCTCTTCCTGCTACACTGACCCGAGAGTAACGCTTTGTTAAGGAATGGGCGCTAGGCTCGGACCATCGGGCCTAGCGCCCTCACCCCTGGAGCCAAGACCATGGCTAAGCTGACCTGCACCCCGGCCTTTACGCACGATTGCGACAAGTGCCGCTTTCGCGCCCACGTCGCCCCGGCGACCGGCCCGGCCTTCGACCTTTGGGACGGCTGCGACGGAACCGTGATCGCGCGGACCTCCAGCGACGGCCCGGATTACCACTGCATGGACTCTAGCTTCGCCCCGCGCTTCGCGGGCGACGTGGCGTCGATCATGGGGCGCGCCTTCTATGTGCGCGACCTGCTAGACCGGGCGGCGGCGGTATGAGCCTCCGCGTTCACCTGATCGCGGAGCTTATCGACCGTCCGGGGACGCGCGGCGGGGTCCGCACGGCGTGCGGAGAAACCGGCTTCAAGTCCCTGCGGCTGGTCTATGCCGACTCGGAATGGGAAGCCGACCGCCGGCTAGGCGGGCTGGTCGCGGTGCGGGAAATGAAGTTCCACCCGCGCGGGGCGTGCGCGCGCTGCGTCAAGGCGTGGCAGGACGGCGCCGGCATCTGAGGCGCGCCCGGCCGCCGTTAAGGTTAACCGGGGCTGAACCGCGCCGGCGCCAGATGATCGATCGGCGTTTACCTCTTGTTAAGGAATGGCTGTTAGGGTCTGATATGGGCCAAGCGCCCGCCAGCTTTTGGAGCTTCGATCATGGCGCAATTCGCCACTGTCACCGGCCCGGCCTATTGGGCGTCCTACCTGATCAACGGCGACGCGTCGGGGCTGGAGCCCGGCGAGCAAGCCAAGGTTGACGCGTGGCTTGACCGTGAGGGCATTCACTCTGTCGTGAGCGACGCGACCGACGAAGACGGCGAGTCCGCCGAACCCCGGTTTACGTGGTCAATGGACCTGTACGCGCCTGAGCTAGGGTGTCAGGGTGGCGACGTTCTGGATTACGTGTGTTCGATGCGGGAGCCCGGCCAATGAAGCCCGCCGCCTATGTCCTTTGGGCCGCGACCGTGTACGCCTACCGGGTGACGGTCTATGACGCCGACCTGCAACCGCTGGAGGAATACACCGGCGGCAACTCGCGCTTTGACTCCGCCGCCTTCGTGCCGGCGGAGGAAGGCGAGAGCTTGGAGACCATGACCGCCTACGCCAAAATCACGGCGGCGGAAATGGCGAACAAGTGGGGCGTCGCGCCAATCGATATCAACGAAGACGCCGACGAAACCGACTATCTGCGCGAGACCTACGCGCCGCGTGCCGCATGACCCGCGCCTATCACCCCGCCACCCTGGCGACCTTCAACGCTCCGGTTCGCGGCGTCTACATCGCGCCCGCGCTTCCGGTAGCGGCGACGCGCCCGACCCGCAACGCCGCCGGCATGACCGCGACCTATGCCCGGAACGAACGCGCCAACCGGCGCAAGGGCAGGCTGAGCGAGGACGCCTTGCGGCTGCTGGTCAAGGGGACGCTCGACTCCTTGGGCGGGCTCGACTCCACCCTGGAGCGCGTCCCGTGCGCGTGCTGCGGCAACCGCACGGACAAGCTCCGCCTTCGCGACGGCGCGGCCAAGACTCGCCGGCTGCGGCTCGCGCGCCTGAAGCGCCAGCGCCTCGCCCGGACGCGGCGGCTCCCGTGATCGGGCGCCGATCCGCGCCGGCGCACCGTTAAGGTTAACGCCCGGCCGCGATCCGTTAAGGTTAACCCGAGCCTAACAGCCAGCGCGAACAATCGACCGGGCGTTTACGTTTTGTTAAGGAATGGGTGCGATCCTACACGCTCGAACGCAACCCCTTGGACTGGAGTCCGCAATGCCCGTTCTGCCCTTCACCTGGACCGCCGCCTTTGTGCTCGCCAATGAGCGCGTGGAAATCACGGTGGCGTCGTCGCACCTCAACCCCGAGCCCTACGTTTCGTTCACCGGCAGCATGGGCGGCGGCGCCGGCCAAATCGTCGACTCGCTGCGCACCGGCGCCGAAGGCCTGGAGAACGCCAGCGACATAACCGACATCTGCGACGCCTGGGATGCGCTGCACATGAAGCGGATTCCCGACCTCGACGCGGCGCAAGTCGCCTTGCTCGACTCGGTCGAAACCCTGCTGATCATCGCCAACGGCGAGCGCTACGGCTCGGCGCCCGACAAGCTGGAGGACATCGACGACGCCGACTTTTCGAACACGTCGGATTACATCGACTCGCGCGACGTGATCAAGCGAATCGAAACCCTCGCCGCCGCCTTCGAAGCCGCCGGCCTGGACCCCGACAAGCTGGACCCGGCGAGCCCCGACTATGACGCCCAAGGCCTGGAGGAAGACGACTCCGCCCATGACGTGGCCGCCGAGCTTAAGGCGCTCCGCGATCTGGAGGACGAAGCGGACGGCTGCGGCGATTGGCAACACGGCGCGACCCTCATTCGCGAGTCCTATTTCGAGGACTACGCCCGCGAACTGGCGGAGGACATCGGCGGGATCGATAAAGACGCCGGCTGGCCTGCGCAGTTCATCGATTGGCCCGCCGCCGCCGAAGCGCTCAAGATGGATTACACCGCCGTGGATTTCGACGGCGAGACCTATTACGTCCGGAGCTAGACCCGGCGCCCCGGCGGAGTGATCCGCCGGGGCGATTTCCGGGCGATCGGCGTTAAGGTTAACGCGAACGGGCTTGCCCCGGCGTTTACTTCTTGTTAAGGAATGGCTGCTAGGGTGCGAAGGTCAGGCGCACCCGCGCCGCCCGATCTGGAGCCTGCAAATGGCAAAGCATACGTTCATCTTCCGCACCTATGCGAGCGACGAAACCGAGAACTGGACCCTTCCCGACGGCTTGGCCGGCGCGACCGCGTTCGGGCTCTATTTCTTCCTCGAAGGCGAGGCGACTCACATCTGCTCTTTCGAGGGTAGCTCGCGCGTCGAATTCCTCGAAAACGTGTTCGTCGGCGCCGACGACGAAGAGGCCGCCGAACGCATCCGCGACCGGGGCGACCTCACTTACGAAAACGGCGGGGAATGGACCTCTTACTTTGGGTTCATTGACGTGACCTCGCCGCGCGTCGCCCCCTACATCGGCGCTCCCGAGCCCTTCACCTTGGACTCGGCGGACTATGACCTAGACCCGGAAGAGTACGCCGCCCAATTGGCCAAGTCGCTGCGCTTTGGCGTCTCGCCTCAACAGGCGCACGCCGACGCCCGCCGGGCCTGCCTTCGCGAGTTCGCCTATGAAGCCGCGCGGGAATCCTTCAGCGGCAACTCGCCGGCCGAACCGCCGATCCTAGCCGGCGGCGCCGTGCTCGCCGCGCACAAGCTCCGCGCGGTCATGCGGGCGGCTGAGTACGCCGAACGCCGGGGCGAGTCCACGGCTCCGCTCTTCGCCGCCGCTGGCGTCCCCGCGCCGCTCGCCGCGCACCCGTAACCGGTTGTTAAGACCTCGCCGCTACGGTGGCGAGGTCACAGCAAAGGAGTCACCCCGTGGCGCTGAAAGAACTCACTAAGGAAGGCCGATTCGAGTGCGGCCTTGACGCTCTGGTCAAGGGCAAGGATTGGGCCTTTACCGCCGTGGTCGGCGACCATTGCGCCGCTCGCCTGGGCGTCGCTATCGCCAATGAGGCGGGTTACGTCCCTATCCCTGAGACCTGGGCGAACGCCGACGATTACGACGCTATGGAAGCGCACGCCGACGCGCTGAACCGGGCCGAAGGCCTGGACCCGCGCACCGCCGCCCTTATCGTGGTCTCGACCATGGGCGGGATTCAGTTCCGCCGCGAACTCGCCGGCGCCTAGCCTGAGATCGCCCGCCCGGCTTCGCGCCGGGCGGGCTTTCTTCGTCGACGCCCCGTTAACCTTAACCGGAGCGTGTCAGAAATTAACTGCGCCCTGTTAACGGCTTGTTAAGGAATGGGTGCGATGATCCGGGCTCAAACCCTGGAGTCACCTATGTCTGACACCCTCGAATTGATCACCCCGCGCGAGGCCTATGAGATCGCCTCGCAATGGGGAAGCTACATGCGCAACGGCGACCCCGGCGCGGTGTTCTACAGCTTCGCCACAAACGACGCGACGCCGGACGGCCCGCAACATCGGGCGCTGTTGATCGCCTATACGCTCGATTGCCTGAAGGGCGCCAAGGGGCAGGACAAGCGCGACCTGCAAGCGCTCCTGAAGTTCTTTCAGGATATGCCCGACTCGGGCGCCGAGTATCGCGAGACCTACCACGCCGAATCGGCCCGCTTGATCGGCGCGGCGGACAAGTTCACGCGGGCTTATCTGACCGCCGCCATGTTCACCGGAGTCGAGTTTCCGGACGGTCACCCGGACAAGGACTCCGACAAGGAATATGACCTCCCCGCCGATCAAATCGAGCCCGACTCGCTGCGCTCGATGATCGCCGACGCGGTCAAGTTTCAGGCGGACAACGCCGACCTACTGGCGGAGGCTTACGCCCGCGACGGGTACGGTAACGCCGAATGGTCGGGCGAAGAGCAAGCGGGTCACGATTTTTGGCTGACCCGCAACGGCCACGGCGCCGGCTTTTGGGATCGCTCCGCCCTGGACGCGGACGGCTTGGGCGACAAGCTGAGCGACGCCGCGAAGGCCTTCGGCGAGTGCGACCTGTACCGGGGCGACGCGGGCGGCATTCACGCCAGCTAGTCCGTAACCGTTCGTTAAGACCTCGCCGCTACGGTGGCGAGGTCAACCCCTGGAAAGGACTCAGATGATCCGTTCGCAATCCCAACGCCTCGCGACCGCCCGCACGGTTTCGCTCTTGCTCGGCGCCTGCGCCGCCGTGTTCGCCGCGACCGCCGCCGGTGAAGCCGTGATCATCGCCGGCCAAGCGCAAACCGCCAAGGCGGAACGCGTGCAACTGGCGACCGCCGACGCTCGCACCGCCTTCGCCCATTGCGGCGCCTATGACGTGCTAGTGATCGGCCATGATGCGTTCAGCGCCGACGACGCCCGCAAGGCCGCGTTCAGCTACTTCGATGATCATTGCGACGTAGGGACGGGCCGCCCCAAGGCCTGAGACCTCGCCCGCCGGCTCGCGCCGGCGGGCGTTCGCTGACCCATTCGGGTTAACCTTAACGGCTGATTCAGGTTAATGGAATCGCCGATCGCGTTAACCACGAATCGCACGCCTGGAGGGTCGCCGGCGTTTACCTCTTGTTAAGGAATGGCTGCTAGATTAGCGTCATGGCGCATCCCGCGCTTGGAGCTTTCCCCGTGTCCTACACCCCGTTTTCCGAAACCGACGACGAAACCGGAATCACGCTGAAAATCGAGTCCGACGACGACGGCGGGACCGAGTCGCCGCTGGAGCATGACTCCGCCGTGATCATGGGCGTTCTGCACAACCGATATCAGAACCCCGCCCGCAAGCATGACCTTCACACGCAAGCGGACCTCGAACGGTTCGAGCGTGAGAACTGCGCCGGCAAGTCCGCCCCTTGGGTGGCGTTCCCGCTTTTCATGATCGATCATAGCGGGACGGCTTACCGCGTGAGCGATCCGGCGCCCAAGGGTGAACGCCCGGTCAATCCGTTCGCCTGCCCGTGGGATTCCGGCCGCGTCGGAACGCTCTTCGTGAAGCTCTCCGAAATCGCCAAGCGCAACACCCCGCGAGCCGAAAAGCTCGCCCAAGCGCGCAAGTCCGCCGATATCACTTGCGAGGTCTATACCGCGTGGGCGAACGGCGAGGTTTATGGCTTCGTGATCGAAGACGCCGAAGGCGAACACCTGGACTCGTGCTGGGGGTTCATCGGCGCCCCGGATGACGAATACCTCATGAGCACGGCGCGCGAACAATTCGACTACTACAAGGCGAAGGCCCGCAAGGCGCTCGCCGAGTCGACGGCGGAGGAACTGACCGACTCCCGCCCGGACCTGTACGCGTGAGCGCCCTGCTAGCCGCCCTGAACGTCGCCGCCGCGAAACACGCGGCGGTGACTTCAGCCGCCGCGCGTCTGGTAGGGGAGCGCGCCCAAGCCTACGCCAAGGCCGAAACGCTGGCCTACAGCCGGGCGCACCCGCGCCGCACCGTGACGCTTTGCAGCGCCATGGGCTCGACCACGCTACACGTTACGCGCGGCGGCTGGCGGGCGGATCATCCCGCGTTCTGCGACTATCAGCTAACCGCCAGCGGCCACAGCGACCACGCGGCGCCGGCATTCCTCGAAGAGTTGGCGCGCATCGAGGACGAAACCGACCTGAGCTATGTTGCGGGTCCGATTCGCCTGACGTGCAAGGCGGGCGAAATAGTCGAAGAAAAATTCGACTGGTAACCTCTTGTTAAGGAATGGCCCTTATTGTGGTCATATCGAAACGGAGCTACCGCCATGCAAACCCAAGTCGCCCACGCCGTCACCTTCCAGCCCATGACCCTCGTGCGCAAGGTCTCCGGTGGCGAAGTCGCCGCCCAGGTCCGCGAAAATGGCCGCACGGTGTTCTGGATGAACGGTCACCGCATCGACCGCGCGACCGCCGCCCGCAAAGCCGGCCTCTAGGTCGAAAGGAAGAGCCCCGGAGCGATCCGGGGTTTTTCTTCGCCGTTAGGGTCGCGTTAACCTTAACGCCAAGCTCTGATTCGTTAAGGTTAACAAAAGCCCCAAATCCGTTAACCACGAAATCTTTCAGGCGTTTACCTCTTGTTAAGGAATGGCTCTTAGACTGCTGTTGTGGGCGGATCACCTGCCCCAACCCTGGAGTCGATCATGTCCCGTTCGTTTAACGACCTGCGCCGCAACTCCGACGCCTTCGCCGAAACCCGGCGCGCGCTGGCCGACCGCAAGGCCGCCCGCGAGGACCGCCGCCGCGAGTTCGCCGAAATGGGGTTCGAGGCTGAAGCCGACGCGCTCGCCGCGCTCCCGATCTTCGGCGAAGCGCGCCGCGAAGCCGCCCGCCGCATCCTGAGGGGCTAGACCATGACCGCGCCCACGCCCGGCACCGAAGCCCGAATCAACGCCTTCTATGACAAGCACGGCAACGCGTGGGGGATCATCGAGGAGTCCGGCATGGTGCGCGAGCGCCATACTGGCGCCCTCTTCGAGACCTTCACGGCCGCCCATGACTACAAGGTCAAGCACTACGACGCCGACGAGGTGGAATCCCTCAACGTGGCGCTTGCCCGGTGGGATCGCGAGGGCGAATTCTGGACCTACGATTTTTAATCGCTAGGCCCGGTTCTGGTAACCTCTTGTTAAGGAATGGCCCCTATAGTGGTGTCATCAAATCAGGAGCTACCCCGATGCAACGCCTTCCGATCTTCGCCGAGACCCGCTTCGCCCAAGTCGAAATCCGCACTCTGACCGCCGGCATGATCGCCGCCAGCGCCACCGTGTACGCCGCCGACGCCGAAGCCGCCAAGGCCGCCGCCGCCCGCGCGGCTCTGCCGGGCTCGCGCATCGAGGTCCGCGCGGTCTGAAAGAAAAACGCCGGCGCCGCAAGAAAAGCGGCGCCGGTAACCTCTTGTTAAGGAATGGCCGCTAAGGTGGTCACATCGAAACGGAGCTACCCCGATGACCGAACATCAAAAAGCCCGCCGCGCTCGCAAGTCCGCCGCCTTCTTCGCCAAGCTCGCCCTGCGCGCTGGCGAGGCCGGCGACAAGGCCGAAGCGCAACGCCTGCTCGCCGCCGCCCAGGCCAAGCAAGTCCTGCGCGACGTGCTGACCCGCCCGCACTCTTCGCCGAACTTCCATCATGACCTGATGGCGGCGCTTGACGCGGCGACCTACCACGGCGCCCGCCTGACCCCGGCTCACAGCGCCGTGCGCCGCGCCCTTCGCGAGGCGAACATGCGGGGCGGGGCGTTCGGCTCTGCCCAGGAACTGGCCGACGCGGTTGCGAAGTTCTCGCCGGTCCGCCGCGCGGAAATCCTCGCCCTCGCCGCCTGAGGCGAACGAAGCGCCGGGCTCCCCGCCCGGCGCTTTTTCGTCGCCGTTCGCGTTTCGTTAACCTTAACGCGGCCTGAAGAAATATGGTTAACGGGCCTTAGGAATTTTCCAGTCAGGCGTTTACGGCTTGTTAAGGAATTGCCGCTAGAGTGGTCATATCAAAACAGGAGCTACCCCCATGAGTGACCTTCCCGCCTGCGACCTCGAAGTGATCGGCGCCTTTGTCGATGACGCCTTGGCGCTGGGCCACAAGCTGAGCGTGAGCGACGGCGAAGAATACACCGTCAAGCGCTCCACCGACCGCGCCGAGATCATGGGCGCGCTGGGCACGACCGACGCCGACTCCATCGTGATCCGCGATCAAGCCGGCGAGCGCATCGGCTGGGTTTCGCTGGTCTACGGCAATGAGCCCGGAGTCGTCGTTTCCGACCACACCGACACGCCCGCCATGAACGCGATCATGGCCCGCGCGAGCGAGATCGGCGACCGCATTTACAACGCCAGCTAGACCGCGTTGGGGCGGGCTTCGCGGCCCGCCCCGATCGCGGTTAATTTTTGAGGCCTTTCCATTAACCTTAACGCCGCATTAAGGTTAACGCCCGGTAAACGCCGATCGGGCGGATTCCGTTTACGCTTTGTTAAGGAATGGGTGCGATCCTGCGGCATCGATAACGGAGGGCATCATGTCCCAACTCGCTCTAAACAAGGTCTTCGATCCGTCCGCGCGCACCAAGACGGAAGCCTTGCTTTTCGTCATGGATCACAGCCGCGCCGGCGCCGTGGTGCAACTGGCGATCATGGAAGGCCTGAATCGGACCTATCAGCCCGAGCCCAAGCACCGCCCCGGCGAAACCAACCTGGACCTGCTGAGCCGCCTGCTGACGGCCGACCGCCTGCTAGGCCGCACCATGGCCATGGACGCGGTACGCGCCTACTGCGGCGCCGCCGTCAAGATGGGCAAGGCGGCTGTCCTGCGCCAGTTCGAAGCCGTCCCCATGATCAACGGCGGGGCGTGGTTCACGGCCTGCGAAGACGTGATCATCGCCCTGGACGCGGCCATGGACGATATCGACCCGAACACCGAGTCCACCGTGCAGCCGTGGGAAGAGGCTGAGCTTAGCCTTGTCCTGCGCGACGGTGCGGGCCGTGTGTGCGAGCGCCTGGAAGGCCCGGCCTCTGAGATGATCAAGCGCGCTGCGCAGTTCATGACCGTGCAGGGCACTGACCCGGACGAGGACGGCGCGGGCGCGCAAGCGGGTCGCATCGACTTCGCGCCGATCTAGTAACCTGCTGTTAACGGGTGCGGAGTATGGTCGGGGCATGAACAGCTTGCCCGCCACCATTGAACTCCGCACCCTGACCGCTGACGGCGCGGTGCGCGTGTCCACCCAGGTCCGCACCAAGGGTTTTCGCGCCGCGTGGAATGAAGCCGTGCTCAAGGCCCGCCGTGGCGAGCGCGTGCTGGCCGTTGTGAAAGAACTCTACATCTAGGCGTGCTGGTAACGGCTTGTTAAGGAATGGCCGCTATGGTGGTCACATCGAACAGGAGCTAACGCCATGACCCGCACCGCTCAAGCCACCGCCCCGCACCTCACCGTCACCCATTACCGCGTGTCGGGTGGCGAACTCACCTGCACCCAGCGCCCCGGCTTCGCCCCCGTGTGGCGTCTGTGCGGCGCGCGGATCAGCGCCACCAACGCGGCCCGCAAGCTGGGCCGCTGAGCCCTAGGGGCGCGCCCGCGTGGCGCGCCCCGCCAGCCTGGAGCTATCCATGTCCTACGATCTGTTGATCTTCCATGACCTGATGAAAGAGCCAGAGACTCGGGTCGCCACATGCTCGCCGCGCGCGGCCAAAGCCCGCGCCATGCGCCTCGCCGTTAAGCTCGGCGTGTGCGTTGACGTGTTCGTCACGGGCGGCGCGCATGACGTGGCCGCGAACTACCTCGGCACGGCGACGCCTTACAGCATGCTGCCGGGTGACGCCTACTGGCGGCGCGAGGTCTAAAGGCGCCCCCGGCCTGTCGCACAGTCACACGCGATTATAGGCCGGGGGCATGGCCTTAAGCATTCTTTTCTAGGGACTGTCAGGGCACGCGAGGGGTCGTGTTTCGTTTTGGGACACCAGGGACCCAAGGCCTACCCCCGGTTGTGTTTTTCTCGCCGGGGCGCCTAGCGTAAGGATATTGATTTGAGATTCGGGCTTGCCCAGGTGGGGGAGGGCAGGGGTGCGTTTTTTATTTGACCCCTAGGGGACCCGAGGCCGCCGGCCCAAACGAAAACACCAAAAAGGCCCCTTCGGAAGGAAATTTCCTATAGAATCCAGTCTACCCTCGGGCCGATTTCTTGACAGAGCTTGCGTTTTCGACTACCGATGCTGGATCGCCGAAGCGGCAGCTTTGCCCGCCGCATAACCCCGCGATCGCCAGGAAACTGTATGTTCTCAAACGTCGGCATGTCGGGCTCCCCGAATGCGCAGAAGCTGCCCCCGCAACCGGGCCAGCCCACCACCCACCAGTTGGGTCCCTTCCGTTCCGTCCTCGGCCCGACGATGTCGACCTCCCTGAAGGGCGTCGTGCCGGCCGAGTTGTTCGTCGGCCTGCTCTACCGCGCGCCCAACCTGGACGGCGTCGACTGGATCGAGGTCTCGGAGCGCGGCTACGGCCGCCAGCGGATCGCGATGACGCAGGGCGGCTCGATGTACCTCGTCAACGCCAACCCGGTGAAGTTCGCGTGGGGCGAATTCGTCAGCGGCGTGACGCACGTGGGTCTGTTCACGGCCGAGGGCGAGCTTGCCTTCTACGGCCCGATGATCGGCGTCGGTCTCGGCCACGCCGCGCCCAACGAATTCGAGTTCGTGGCCTCGTCGCTGCGCTGCAAGGCGCAGAACGTCAAGCTGGCGATCCCGGAACCCGCCTGAACGGCATATTCTACGACGTAAAGGCATAAAACGCCCGAAACGGTCGGGAAACAGTGCAAAAAGGGTCCATGGGGCCTAAAAATAGGGCTCCATCGGTAAGAAATGGCCGTTTGGAGCCCAAATTTTTTGTAAAATCGGGCGGAAGGCTAGAACACAAGCGGAACAACCCGAAAATGCCGACCGGGCGGCGACCGCCGGTGTGACTCGACGTCGACGCGGCCGTTTCAGCTACCGACCGGGAAGATTCCCCCGCCGCGCACCTCGTAGCCCGGCTCCGGCGTCCACTTCATGCGCCCGTCCAGCCGCATCGCGCCATAGCGGACGGGAAAGCCGCGCCGGGGATCGTAGGGCGCGGGATCGCCGCCGGCGCCGACGCTCACCTCGACGAGGCCGGCGTCTGAGGTCTGGACCAGCAGCGTCGCGTGGCCCAGCGTTGGCGCGGTCGTCATGACCTCCAGCCACATGAAGCCGCCGCCGACGCCGGCCGCGTGCAGCCTTTCCGACAGGGCGAGCGCATAGTCTTCGCAGTCGCCGCACACCGCGCCGGCGCGCCACAGATCGGGCACGCCGTACTCGACATAGTCGCTGCGGTACTCGAACACAGCGCGCAGCGCCTGATCGGCCGCCTTGACCGTCGCCAGGGTCGGCATTCCGCCCGCACCGCCCTGGCAGAGGACGGTGTGAGGCTGGGAGCGACACATTTCCTTGAATCCGGAGACGTCCAGGCCCGAGATCACCGGTCCCGGCGGGTTACGCGCCTCTTCGGCTGCCCGCGCGGCTTGAATCCGCGTCAACGGCGGGCAAGTGGGCTCTCCGCCGGCCGGAGTCGCATAAAAGAGGGTGATCGCGGCGATCGCGGCAGCCAAGAGACGCATTTGACGGCATTCCATACTCGAATGCCGTGGATTCTGTCATTCGCGTTAACCATGCGCAAGAAAATACGACCTGCGACCCCTTGACATCACGAAATTGTTGTCTAGGGCGGCGATCCGTGCCAGGATTTGCGTCAATCGCGCTCCGCGATCGAGTATCCGCCCATGTTTCGCTTTTTCGCCGGCCTGCTGGCTGGAGTCACCCTTCTCCTCACCCCTGCCTTCTGCTCGGCGCCGCAGCCGACGCCCATCCGGTACGACGGAGGCGCGCCGCGCCTCGAAGTCGCTCACGCGACCAACACCCGCAACGACTACTTCATCAACCTCGACACGGTGAAGAAGGTGGTCTGCCTGAGCTTCCCGGCCGGCGTCTCCATCGAGAGCGACCCGGAGAAGCTGACCGAGGCGCAGATCAGGCAGGTCCACGAGGGCTCCGGGTCCGGCACGGTGATCGCCAAGAACCGCGTGCTCACCGCCCACCACGTGATCGCCGGCATGTCGGCCTGCCTGATCGACGGCCGGCTCGCCAAGCCGGTCTACGATGACGCCGATCTCGACATGACGGTCCTGGAGGTCCCGCTGGGCGATACGGCCGTCGCGCAGACTTCCTGCGACGGTTTCGACAAGTCACGTCCCTACTTCATGATCGGTTACGCCTGGAGCCGGGACTTCGCCTTGCAGCATTCGACGTTCACGGGTGTCTATGATGACATCATGGCCGGCGAAGGAGACGGCACGAACGAACATCTGCTCAGGCACATCGCCGAATTCAACGGCGCCGTCTTCCCCGGCATGTCCGGCGGCCCGGTCATCGGGACGGACGGTCGCGTCTACGGGCTGATCAACGCCGGCGACGAACATCAAGCAGCCTTCCGGGACCTGAAGGACACACCGCTCTGCGCGGCCCTGGCCGTTCAGCCTCCGCCGCATCTGATCTTCCTGGACCCAGCGCTACTGCCGCCGATCCCCACCGCCAAGCCCTGAACGACAACGGCCCGCCGGACTGGAGAGAACGGCGGGCCGCGTAGCTTCAAAACTTGGTCTAGTGCGCTGCTTCCGCCGACCCGACTGTGGGTTCGTTGATCAGTGCGGCGGCGGACCCGACATCCCGTCGGGTGGTGGTGGTCTACATGACGCCCTCCCACTCCTTCCATTTTCAAGGCTGCCTCGGCGGCCGTTGAGCAATTCAAGCTACGCGCCGTAAATCCTGGCGTCAAGCCCCCTGATTGCCAGCCACAACGGCACGCGGGGCTGTTAATCTTGACATCCATCGGG